GTCAAAAAAGGAATCCCGGCTGCCCCCTTCAATGCCTCCCTTGCTGGAAAGCAGGCGGTCCTCTCGGTTTCGGGGGGGCTGTTTGCCACCGGCATCGTTAAGGCACAGAAGGATGGCTTCATTGTTCACGACGCAACTACGGCTGTTGGTGACTGCAACACCCCCGTTATGGTGGAAGGAAAGATGGTTGGGGTCCATATCGCAACTCGCGGTAAGGGCTACAACCTTGCCTTTCCATTCACCGGGGCAATGTTCCAGACACTGAATAACCTGTCGAAGAAGCACCAGGGAAACGAGAAGGCCGGGGAGCACCAGTAGGATGGTGGTCCCCGGCGTCTGGTGGAATGTGGATGGGAACTGATATTCAAGCTGGTCGCGTTTCAAAAATGGAGAATACACAAACTCAACTCCTGGAGCGCATTGGTTCGATTAAGGTTTTCGTGAAGCACCCTAAAGGCTTTGGCGTTAATGTAGACTTTGAAGATTTGGCAACTGATTATGGCATTAAGGATAAGTACCAGACACCGGCTTATTCTGATCGCGTGAACTTAGATGTTTTCGCGAGATTTGCGGTGTTATCTGACGGCAACTATGTCCCGCATTTGCTGGACCGAGCTGTGGCTTTGGTCACGGCGCGGTTCCGTGGGATAATGGTTGCTCCGATGGCTACTCACGAAGAGGTTATTGCTGCCATGGAGGGCTCTGCTTCGCCGGGTTTCCCTTACAAGATAATGACTCCCCTTAAACGGGAATTGTTTGAAAATTCGGGAACCGCCTGGCTTAAAGGGGCCTTCCACGCTTTTGCCATGAACCCGTGGCAAGGCATTTGGCACCATTTCCTCAAGGAGGAGATCCGGAAGGTTGGCAAAGATCCTCATGGGATCCTAGCCAGCCCAATTGATCTCCAGTATATAGCCATGCGCTTATTTATGCACCAGAACCAGCAGCTTTATGATGCTCATGGTCGGTGCTGGAGCGCAATCGGAATGTCCCGGGACGGGTTGCAATGGCATTACTTGTATTGCTTGTTGCGGCGCTTCCCGGCTGGAGGCTGTTCGGACATCACCAACATGGACTCAAAAATTCTTGCGCCAATTATGCGTGCGATTTGTCGCATGCGCCAGAATTTTGTCCTTGGTGACAACGATGAAGTCTCCAATCCTATCGCTAGGAAGATGGTTGCGGATCTCTATGAACATTGGATCAACACCCTCTGCCTGGTAAATGATGAGGTTTGGCTTAAGACGCAAGGGGTCGGAACGGGTGGTTTTAACACCTCCTCCGACGATACCCTTGCCATGGCCATTTACCTCACCTACGCAGTCGTTTATGCGCACCCCACTTGGACTAATCAGGACATAGATACACATATGGCCGTCCAACTTTATGGGGATGACAACGACTACAGTTTTGACCCTGTGTGTCCGGAGCTTGCTCCGGAGACACTCTTCCCCAGGATTGCTGACGCTTTTGCGTTGGAGGTTAAATCTCTGGGGACGATTCCGGTCGAAGACTTTGACTTTCTTAGCGC